TAATTGCCGTCTTGATTTGTGGTCTCGCCAGCAATCGTTGGATGGGAAAACCAAGTCGAGAACCCAACGGCAGGGTCATCAAAAGTGTGCTGCACGGTGTAATCGACCGTGCCAGTCACCACAACACCAAACCCGACATTGAACGGGCTGATGTTTGTGTTCATCACCAAAGCATCGCTTGAGCCAACGCCTGTTTTGGAAACAGTTTGAACTTTCATGATACACCTCTAAAAAGTAGGGGCTTTTGGCCCCTACTTAATTTAGCACTTGCCGCCGTAGGCTTTATGCATTTTTCCGCCGTGCTTATATTTCTGAATCACCCCGCCGGTGGCGTATTTTTCAACAACACCGCCAGTCTTCAGACCTTTATGCGCTTTGGATGCAGGCTTTGCTTCATGCGATGACATCTCAGATTTAAGCCCTTTAATGGCTTTCATCTCAGATGCATGAGTCTTGGCAGACTCAACTTCACCGCCCTTTTTACGCATAATAGGCATACCACCCATGCCAATATCACGACGCGGCATGGCAGGCGCCATACCACGTCGTGCAGCACGAGGCACGCCTCGTTCAGAAGGCATTGCAGCAGCAGGCATTGCGCCTCCCATTGCCTTCTTTACAGGGCCGCCTTTTTTGAGCTTAAGCTCAACGGTGGGCTCCGTAGTTTTCATCTTAGGCATTGGTTTGAATTGGCCCATGATGTACCTCAGACTTTCTGAGCGTATACCACCGTGAGGCGGTAAACACCCTGAGTGGTGGAAATAGTTCCGTCTGGATCGACAGTGAATGCAACGGTCGTGTTGTTGTTCACATCTCCCATTGCGCTCAATTGAGCGGCAGTGAAAGTGAGAGCAGCACGACCGCCAGTAATCACATCAGTCGCAGAAAGATACTGCGTGCCAGCAGCAGCAGTACCAATCGTTGCATTAACTACAGTGGCGGTACCGCCACCCACAACCGGAGTCGTGGTGCAATCAATGATCAAATTGATGATCTGCGAATCTGCCGGAATAGTTGCAGTGCTGGTAACTGCAGTGCCTGCGGAAACCGTAGTTACCGTAGCCGTCTGCATCAACACCATAAAACCGCCGTCAACGGTATCGGTCAAAGTACCGGAACCGGCTCGGACAGTAGAACCAAAGTAGGTTTGTGCCATTTGTGTTCTCCTAAAGAGTGGAGGCCGAAGCCTCCACAAATGGTTTAGACACCTGCGGTGCCGTACAGGGCGCGCCAGTCAGTCCAGCCCACGTCATAACGCTCGGTGGCTTTATAACGCATAGAGTCGGTCTCAAAGTCGCCTTCCATGGTCTTTTCCAAGCCACGACGCATCATCAGCTTCATGCCTTCCGGTGCGTCGGTTTGGACCCACCATGCAGTTGCAGAAGTAAGACGCGAGATGACTGAAGCACCTTCCGGCATCAGACCAATCGACTTGATCGGGTTGATGTCGTTATTGGCAGTACCGGCACGCAAAACGCTCTTCAGCAGCACTTCAGCTTGGAAAGTGTTACCAGGGGCAACAACCAGTTTGGTGGGCTGCAGACGGATCTTCTTGCCGTTGTTGTCAACGGCCTGACGAACCTGAATCAGCATCTGCTCAAGCGAGGTTTGCGACAAGTTGGCTGCGGTGCTCAATTGGTTGCTGGCAGTACCCGCCACCAAGGGGTGGCTAGTAGAGATCAGCGGTACGCCGTCGCCGCCGTTATAACCGGCAGTGAAAGCGTAGTTAAGCACGTTAGCGCAAAGAGTCTCTTTTGTCTCAACCAGCGATTGCGCCAAGTGCTTGGCGTAAACCTGACCAATACGAATATGGTCGCCGTCTTCAACAAGCACTTTGGTCAACGCAAAGGCCAGGCCATACACGTTGTACACATAGCGCTTCAGGAAGAGAACGCCACCCTGCTGATAGGCCACAGGGGACCCATCAGGCAATTGCGGCGCGGCGCCAAATCCGTACAGGACCGGCTCTTCGTGGTAGTTACGCGGGATGCCCTGCTGCTCACGGAAAACCGTGGACCATTCATCAGAGCGCTGATCATAGACGCCATCAAAGCATTCATTGAGGATAGGCTCAACAATGCTTCGAAAGTCCGTACTTCTCATTGGGGCTGCCATAGTTCAGACCCTCCTTAGATAGCGTTAACGGACGCGTTGAACTGCGACTCGTTAATAGTTACGCGAACAATCGTGTACGCATCGCCCCAAGCATTGTCGGGGTACGGGGCCAGATCACGAATCAGCATCTGCGCGCTGTTGCCTGCGCCTACCAGGGTGGTGGACAGAGTGCATTGCGACAGACCTGTGGTCGTGGAACCAGCGGTGGTGTTGCTTAGATCAGCCATATCGCCTACAGCGGTTTGTGCCAGCGATCCTGCAGCCTGAATTTCATAAACGATGTTAGGATCGTTGTAGAAATACGCCACGCAAGAACCGGCTTGATACGCCGTATTGGCAGGCCAGTAGTTGGAAACGCGAGCACGACCGGTGGTGTCAGTCCATTGCACACCAGCGAAAGCGCCTTGGAAGGCATCGCCAGCGGCAGCGACAACAATATTGCCGCTCGAGTTGAGCTTGACCGGTTGGCCCTTGAGAATGTCGGTTGCATAAGCCGACGCGATGCCGCCAGCCAGCGCTTGGGCTCGATCCAACCCAGAAGGGTGGAAGGCCGGGCGCAGACCGAACGGTGCATTAGTTGCACTCATGTCTGAGTCCTTTCATAAAGATGTGAATGTTAGTCATTTCAGTTAAACACTGGAAGTGACTTGACTTTGGCGTCAAAGTTCATGCCATCGCCTTCAATAGAAACCAACGTCTTGCCATGACTGTCGCGCGCGCCTAACAATTGCTCTTGTTGAACCTTGATCTTTTCCTGCTCCTCGAGAGGGGCATGATAATGAAGCTCAAGCATCAACTGCTGATAGATGTCCATAGGCAACTTATACAGCAGCATTTCATTGCAAGCAACAAAGCCGACGTGCTCACCAGCTTTCACTTTCAAATGATCAAAGCCTGGTAGTTCATCGGCTTTCACGGGCTCATAGCCCATTCTCATTCGCTTGTGAATAGGGTCATATTGGTTATTGGAAGACAACCAGCACAGATGATAGCCAGGAATTTCTGGCGGAGTCGGAAGAGCTTCTTGCAGCCATTCCGAGCGGAACATCTTACGACGTTCCTCAGATGAAACAAAGTTTTCTTCTGGCGCAGCACGCGAGGCATCTTCTTGCCCACGGCTACTGCGGTCCATACGAGTATTTTTACGAATACGGTCATCCATGATTAACCTCTTTTCTGTTGTCGATCAAAGTCAGCAAATTTGCGAATCATCTTGTTGCGAAGCTCCACGTTATCCCACATGCCTGCTTCTTTAAGCGCACGTACACGCTCCGGGTCAACTCTGAATTCGTTGGCCCGTATGCTGGATACTGCTTCACGTCCTGAACTTGTCACAACAGATCTGGGTCTGGAAGTTTTCGTATTGCTACTATACCCGGAATTATAGCGATGTGGAAGGTATTTTTGAAGCCTCTCATCAAGCTCATCCCAATAATCCGCAAGAGCGGGGTCAAAGCCTTCCTCGGTCAAAGACTGATCAATGGATTGCGCAACCTTGGAATCCGCGTCTTTAAGCTGAGGATCGTACCAGGTATTCCGCTCCATCCATGTCGCAGCCATACGCTGAACCGTCGGGTCAGGCCCTTTAATTTGCTGCTTAGGCTGCGAAATGTGCTTGGTGGCATTGGTCTTCATTGACTGCAAAGTCTCCAACTGCCGCTGGTTGTCGTACCACAACTGCTGGGCTTTGGTGACTTCAGCACCATTTCGTGAGTTTACAGCATCTTGAAGCTTCATTTTCGCGTACTCAACACGCGTTTGCGAGTCTTCAATGGCCTTATCAAGTCTTGCAAGCTCCGCACCAGAGGTCTTTGTCTCCAAAGTAGCCACTCGTTGTGCAAGTTCTTGGTTTTGTTTACGCAATGCAGTGATCAAGTGGTTAGATTCACGTGCTTTTTCACGATGAAGCTGCTTTTTTAGCCTTCTTTCATCTCGGCGTGCAGCCCTAAGGGCCTCACGTTCAGGGTCATCGTCCTGTATACCCCTATCGTCATCATTTTGGGGTCCCTGAGCCTCATCTGATGCATCGTGATCATCATTTTGTGAGTTATCAGCTGCGCTTGAGAGCTCGTTGCTGTCATTTTCGGGCATTTGCACCACTGCGGAGCCATCAGCCTCCTCAGCGACTTGCAAGTCCAACTTTTCAGTAGGTGTCATGTGTCATTCTCCAAAGCTTACACGAAAGCTTTTACTTTTAACGGGTCACCGGTGACTTTTGCAATCACCTCGTGGTCGTTAAAGATGCTAAAAAGCGCTTTGCCTTTGGCATTGTCAACCTCAAAGGGTACTTCCCAGCGGTCGCCGCCCCATTTAGGCATACGCACGTAATCCCCGACGGCAATCCAACTGCCTTCGGGCCACGGCTCCATGGAATCGCGTTTCTTAAAGGCAAGTGGGCCAATTGCAACAACTTTTGCAACCTGCGTATTCCACTTTTCAGTCTCTTTGGTTTCCTCAGGCAGCACAATGCCTGAGCTAGTGATCTTGTCGCGCACGGCGCGCCATTGCACCAAGATCCTACCACCTACGGGGATTGCACCGGGGTCAACTGCAGGAAATGCTTCCCGCAACTCGGCTTCATTCGAAGCCTCCGGCATAAGTTCAATTGCCATCTCGTTCCTCTTCAAGTAGTTGATTAAGAATGGACAAGGCTTCTTGCAAGCCTTGGTGCCGGCCGACTAAACGCTGGTAGGTCTCAAAATTTGTGGCCAAGCCTTGTGTAAGGCTCTCCGCAAGTTTGGCCTGCTCAACCTTTACGCGGCCGATGAAATCTCCAAGCATAGACATTGATTGCTCAACGGCCACGACCTGCAGATTTCTTCACGGGGACGGCCACGGCAATCATAATGCCGGGGCCTTTTTTAGCAGCGCCACCTTTTTTCATAGTGGCAATTTTGCCGCCAGGTTTAGGAAGAGGCGGCGGCGCGGAGCCACGAGCAGGCAGGTTTGCCACTCGCGACTCAGGCATTACCGACCCGCCTGCTGCGTACTTTTGAATCACACTTTTGCCACTGGCTTTGGCCGTCCCTTCAGACGCGCCCATTGCCAAACGCTTATGCATATTGATACCTTCATCAGCCATTTTGAACTCCTAGAGTAGATTGGATTGCGTTTTGCGCGTCGATCGCAGTCTTAAACTGCTCAGTTTGCAAGCTGGCAGCATCACGCGTAAGCTCTGCCGACTTGATTCTTTCCTGCACCAAGTTGTCTTCCGTATTTTTGATCAGCTCGGTTTGCTTATCAATCATAAAGTGCTGGTCGTTCTGCTGCATCTTGGCAACATTCAACTGCAACTCGCCTTGATCTTTTGCTGCTCTGCGCTGTGTTTCAGCCATGCTGGTTTGCACAAACGCCTGCGTTGCCGGATCCAACGGCGGTTGGCCTTGCATTTGCTTCAGCATTTGCAGTGCCTGCGCAATGACCGGCGTTACGCCGCCAAAAGTCTGGCTCGTATCTTGGTGGACATGTTGCGCAACTGCTGCAAGCAGCTGATCGGCTTCTGCAGGCAGCACTTGCTCTTTCAAAATGTTGAAAGGCCGAGACAGCGCGGACGCGGCGTATTGCTCAACATGATTAAGGTACCACAACACAAGGTGTTGCTTCAAATGCTCCAGGCATTGTGGCGTAAATGCCGGCGCGATGATAGGATTTGCGCCATACACCGGATCGCGCATGTAATCCAAGTGAACTTGAATATGGGCCAAATGATCTTGCGCGGGAAAGGCGCCTACCGGCTTGCCGAGCGTCATGGCTACGTTTTCCAATGCGGGGTTCATCTCCTTGACATTCTGCGGGTCAGGCAACACTTCGTTGATGTCCGGCAGCTTAATCTGCTTAAGGATTCGTTTCTCAACGGCCAAGCGGTTGTATAAGTCGGGATTGGCCTGTGCCCGTGCGGCAAGGGTTTGCACCTGCGCATATCGTTGCGTCTCAGCAAAGATGTGCGGGTCCGAGACCGGGATGATGTCCGTGTCGCGTTCAAAATCTTCCTTGGTTATACCAAGGTCCTCGACCATATGTCCTTTGTACTGCTCATCAAAGTACCAACGGTTCAAGCGGTTAAGGATCTTAAGAACGCGAGCTTGGCTATTATGCAACCGCGCGTGGATGGCGCTAAACACCGCGGCGCCTTGCTCAATCAACGCCTGCGTAGTGCCTACCGGCGCATTGCTGTTGACGTCGGCAATCTTTTCCTCGGCGGTGGTAACGACGCCTTTTGCCGCGCCGGTAAGCCAGCCTAGCAATTGAAAGAGTACAACGCTTGGTGGATTGAAAGGCACAGGCATTGCAATCTTACGCACATCATCAACACCCGGGGCGCCTTCAATCTCCGCAACTTGTGTAGGCTCAATCTGCGTGGATTGACCGGAGATTTTTGCACCTTTTAGCTTCAGCATGGTCGGTGCGTTGTTGATATGCGCGGCGTCCAGCAAAGCACGAAGTGAGCCTGTAAGTGCAGCGGCTAAACCGCCAATCAAGTGTGGCAAACCAATGGCGTAGGCTCCTCGCCAAGGAATAAACTTAAACTCAACAAGCCAATCGAGCTTGGTTAGCGTGTCGTCGCCTTTTTCCCAATTACGATACAGGCCTACCACCTCGCCCGTAAAGTCATCAATCATCAAGATGTACGGTGCCCGCTCGCCTTTGGTAAAAGAATCATCTTCCGTTTCCAGCCACGTGTAAATGTGGTACACCCTGCGGACGCCGTCGACGTTAATCTCCTGACTAGAGCGGCCTTCGATTTTGTCATTAGCCTTTTCCGCTTTGGTTTGCTCAGGCTCTTGCGTTGCGCGCACCAAATCGATGTCGGTGTACATTTTTTGCGCAATACGAAGCTCAAACGTCTCCTGCGTGATGTCGTTGACTTCGGTTACGCGCTGCGCAGTGTAAAAGTTTGCAGCAGCAAACGGTAAGTAAATGTTGTCAATTGGCACAAACTCGGCGCACGGCCTGCGCTTGTACTCGTCATACCACAGCTTCAAATACTGTGATCCGCCAAGCGGCTTTTGCGTAAGCAACTGCTCCAACTCATCGCGGTACTCCTCAATCTGCTCAGTGAGCTGCCAATTCATAAAGTCGCGCTTACGCTCGGCGCGCTTTATTTTCTCATCAGTAGTCTCGCCAATGATCTTGGTTTTGACTGGTCCGTCAGGAGGAAAGAGCTCCTTAATGGCGCGGGCGGAGAAATCAACGCAGGCTTCTGCCATGACGGGATGGACGACTTTACTGGCTCCGGTAAACTGCGCTCCACCAGGGGCGTCATTTCCCAATCCCGTTCTACGTAGGCCTTCTTCATACTGCTTATCACGCTCCTCGCGCGCCTCCTTATCCTTTTCAATCAGGTCCAGGTACTTAATGGCTAATTTCTTAAGATCCGATGCCGGCAACCGCTCGGCCAAGTTCTCATAAAAGTCCGGATCTACGTCTGGGCCTTGCAGCTTATCATCATCCAAGCGGACAATGGCCGAGCCGTCAGGCAGCTCTTCAACATCCGGCTCGGGCTCTTCCGCGTTAAAGATCTCAAAGACCGATTGCTTTTGCCCGTCATCATCTTCTTGCTCTGCTACGGGGCCAACAAAGCGCCCAAAGTCAGGAGGTATCGGCATCTGTGTTGCCATCATTTACTCCGCATCATAAGTTCGTATTTCATAGCGTCCAAGCTTTGAGTTTGTGGTACTGTACCACCGTTTGCGTACTTCAGTGCAAAACTATGAGATGGCGCTGACTTGCGTACAATGCCGCCTGACTTATAGCCTTGTGGTGGCTGCTGCCTGCCCTCACGCTCTCTAAGACTGTCTGCCGCGATCGTAAGCTCTTTGTAAAGCAATGCTCGCGGAATAATTGACAAGCCTTCCCAAAGACTCATTGGGTAGTTAAACACCAATTGCGCAACGACATCTAAGTCATCCGCCGTGGTGTTAGCACGAACTAAATCGTCATAGATTGCGTCCACCGCGCTAATCTGCGCAGGGGTTAATGCCTCTTGCAATTGCTCATACGACATATTTGCAGCATTACGAGAAATAGGCGCAAATGGTACAGTAGCGGGTCGTTCCCGCGGCATTGCCTGATTAACAGGACGATTAGCAGGATGGTTAGGATCAGGCTCCCAATCGCCTAAACCTTCCTCCCTTGCCGCGTCCGCCGCGTATATTTCGTACTCTTGACGAAGCGCACGAAGCTTTTCTGTCAAGTACGCACGCTCGCGATTGGTAAGCGGTTCATCGCCTTCCCATAAGCCATAAATTGAATCCGCGCCATGCTGTAGGTCATCCAGTATGCGGTCAACCTCAGCAATGGCTAAACCCCAATTGCTTTCTTCACTTGCCAGCTCTATTAACTCGTTATGAAAATTGACTATTGCATCATCAAATGGCACGCGATCAAACTGATCTACAGGCTGCTCAGCGGCAGCACCTTGTCTGCGCGCATTGACTTCAATAAGTTGCTGCGTGTTTCGCGCAACAAGCTCACGCTCAACGACATCAAGCCCGTTTGTAATGTCAGTCATTTGCCCATTGCGAATGGCCTCTGCTATCGTGGCTGCATCTGCTGGATATACGCCTTGTGCTGCTTGATCAACGCGTGCGTCAAGCAAAGGCCATCTATTAGGGTCGATAAAGTTGACAATGTCGGCTAAATCAGCCGCACGAATGTTGTCGATGCGAGCTTGCGCTTGAGGCGTAGGTTGCTGCGGAGCTGCTGCGGGCTGCTGCGCAAAAGGCAGTGGAATACCTGCGTCTTGCATTGTTTGACGAAGTGCATTTGCAACTTCACGTTGTGCAGCCGCGCTGTTTGGACCTAGTGCCCTAAATCGCGGGTCATCAAAATTGCCATTCTCAAGCGCAAACAGTGTAGTGCTTAAATCGCCAATGTTAAACGTTTGATTATCAAGACGCGCGTCTTCAAGCAAATCCCGAGCTATGGCAAATTCTTCAAACACGCCAAGTGCGGGACGCTGCTGAGCTGCAGGTTGCTGCTGCTGCGGCTCAATTATAGCGTTTATTGCAGGCAGCAAATCATTGCGCAATGCGTCAGCAATTTCCGGCCATGGCGCAACCGTATCATAATGGTCAATTGCATTTTCTATGCGAGTACGCAACACACGCAAATCACCCATTGTTGTGTTAGGCTGCAAATATGTGTCACGGAAGTCACTCTCAATAGCAGCAAACCTACGTGTGGCATTATCATTACCTTGTAAGCCACGCGCAGCAAGCTCAAAGGCGTCATCAATTGCCAGCCGTGTGCTAGGCACCAAAGGCGCCCCTGCGCCGCGGCCTTGCGCTTCAGGTTGTTGTGCTTCGGGCTGCGCAAGAGGCCACGCCTCTGGCGGGTTTAAGGGCTGCGCGGGCGGCACAGGTGGCGCAATGCGGTCAGCAAGATCAAGCAATGCTTGCTCAACAATTGCGTTGCCTTGTTCTGAAGCGAGGTCTGCAACGCGCTCTGCAAACGCGGTAGGCTGCTCACGCAATAGATCATTATACGATGGCACGCCATCAAAGGATCGCTGCACTGTGCGTAGTGCATGCGCTATTGCAGCGCTTTCGTCAACCCCGATTGTTCGTCCTATACGTTGTAAGTACTCGTACAGGTCGGTGGCAGTCATGCTCTGCTGCGCAGGTTGCGTCGTTGCAGGCTGCTGAACTACAGGCGCAGTTTGTGGAACTGTAAAAATTTGCCGCAGGTCATCTCTTGTACCAAACCGCGGCAACGTGCCGTTTGCGAGCTCAGCATCTAGCAATGCGCCAGCATCGCGCCGCGGCACGCCTAATATGCGTTGTAGTTCACCAGTCGCCTCTGTGCTATGCAAGTCAAGCAAACCTACATGTGAAAGATTATCACCGCTGCCCTCAATCATATCGGCACGAGAATTCAAGTACTCTTTGATAGCCTCATGGTACTCATTTTTGACATTGCCGTTTTGATAGCCTGACGCGTAGCCGATACGATACTTGCCATTTGAGGCGTGCTGAAACTCAATGGTTGCGACAGGCAAACCGGTGTTTTTATCGCGGACACTGGCCAGCATGCTTGCGCGACTTGGGTCTGGGTCGCCAGCTTCGCGCATATACCGAGTGTACTGACGAGGTGCGCCCGGTGACAATTGGCCCGTTATTGGGTCAACCAATGGCATATACCTGCGCTCTTTGCCATTCCAAAGATTTTTTGCCTTGCTGCCAGGCGTAGGACCCTCGGCAACGCAGTGATCCAACACCAACGTGTCGTCGCTAATTAATTGACGAATTTGCTCAGGCGTAAAGCCCGTACTTGTGCTAAGCTCCAACACGCCAACGTTGCCAAAGTAATTCTCAGGCTTGACGTACCGCTGCATGTCCTGTTGCATGCGCGACTCAATGCTGTTTTTCAACTCCGCCGTTGCTTGTGCTTGGCGTTTTTCTTCAGCAACGCGGCCCTCAACTTTGTTGCGCACATATTTCTCAACGGTCAAGCCTTTTAGCTTGTCAACGGGAATATTGCCACGAATTACGTCGTCATAAAACTGCGCCGCCAATTCATTAAAGCCTGTATTTTGAAGTGGCCCTGCTTTAGAAATGTGAAATAGCGTCTCATCGGGTCGCGCACGCGTAACCGACGGGTAAAACTGTTGCTGCGGGTACTCAATTTTGCCTAGTAAACTAGGTTGCGTGTCAACCGCTACGGCGATGTCAGATATCTTTTCATAGTCACGACCAAGCTGCAGGTTATTTAGCTCTTCTTGCAACTTATCGCGCTTGTTAACTGCTGCGTTCAACGGGTTTGTTGTTGCCGCGTACTCAGGCAATTGCGCCGGATCGGGCAGACCTTGCTGCATTGCAACGTTACGATACTCTTCACGGCGCTGTTCCAGCTGCTCCACCGCTGCAGTGGCATCAGCCAGCTCAACTGACTTATCTCGAATGGCAGGTGCAAGGGTGCCTGCAACGGGCATGCCTGTCTGAGCTCTGCGCCGCTTTAAGACATCTTCGTTAACGTTTTCTGCCATGCGACGCACGTCCTCGGCCGGTAGCATGGTGATACCTTGTGATGCCTGCTGCACCAAAGGATCACCTTCAGCGCCAAACTTGCGTTTAACGTAGTTTAAAAGCGTAGAGTTAAGCCATTGCGACGCCGCAGCGTGGCGCTCTTGCAACTCCTTTGACGATGGCAAATCATCCATGCCAACGGCTTTGCCTTCCGGCGATTCACGAAACTGGTCGTACAACTTTATACGCGATTCGTCCCTATCCGCTTGCCGCGAAAAGCGGTCATCCATCGCAAGTACGGCCTCGCGAGCATTAGGCGCGTCCGGATATAGCTCTTGTGCTTTGGCCTCTACAAAAGCGCGAAATGCATCTGCGCGCGTGGATGTAATAGGCGCAAAGCCTTGCTCGTCAGTGCGTGGAACGTCCAAGTCCATGCCTGCCAAATACGCCAATGCATCGGACGGGCGCAACTCAGGCCTATGCGCGCCTATGTCATGAATTGCGGTCTGTGGCGCGGTGCCTATATCCAACGCGGTCACATCTTTTGTAGGCGGGACCGATGGCGTGACAAGCGTCGAGTCTTTAGGCCGCATGGCATACAGATTCAAGTCGGGAAAGAACTCAGGCGGCACGCCTGGCACTGGGCTCAAGCCCATGTCACGCCGCATTTGCATGTAATCCGCCGTTGATTGCCCTACATCACGAGCCACATCGCCTACGCGCCCTGCAGTTTGCGCCGTGCCTTCAATTGCCGAGCCAATTCGACTACCTACAGAAGGCTGGCCCGTCAACGGGCTAAGGCGTTGAATGCCTGCGCCTCTCACATTGGCGATGTCCGTCGGGATTTGCCCGGCCTCGCGCACAGCGTGCGTAGCCTTTGCACCCATGACCCTTACATCGTTAGGTGTAAGGAAAGGCCGCGGACTCAGTGGGGCAGTGCCTGGCATACCTGAGCCTGGCCCCATCGGGGGGAGATGCAATGCGTTAAACGCCTCGCCTAACGCTTCCTGTGTTTGTTGACCCGTCGCCGAACGCAATGGCGCCTGCAAACTTTGCGGCGTTACGGGCTGTATGCGACTCTTGGCTTCTGCGGCTTCTTGCGGCATGCCCAATGCGCCATACGCCTTGGCAGCCCCTGCAGCTTGTATGTTCTTTAACGCACCGGCCCAAGTACTGGCAACAGGCGCAACGGCTGCGTTGTACAAAATCTTAGGCGCGTCCTGCAGCGTGCGACCTATCATCAACGGGTTAAACTCCGTCGCAAGGCGTTTGAACGTGTCGGTAACGCTATCCAGTGGGCGTTGTTGCTGCTGATTGGGTGTGGCATTGCGCTGGGTTAGCGCGTATCGCATCGCATCGAGACTTGGCTCTTCAGGGCTTGCGGTGTAATCAACTAAATTCTCAGGAGGCATGCTAAACCCTCTTAAGTCTCGCAAGCGCGAGATCGCCTACGCATTATACGGCTCAAACCGCGTAGGGGTTAACTCTTTTCTGCCGATCTTCGTCATACTCATCAACGACAATGACCGGGTCGATGTTGATCAGGCCCATATCACGAATCACTCGTAGTGCCTGCGTGGTCGTATCCACCAAGTCGTCGTGCCGAACTTCGGGAAAAGAACAGATCTGCGAGATCAGGACCTCGGCCCAATCACGCGCCATGCCGGGATTCTTTATGGACTCGGGAATGTAGACACGGCCACGCTCAATGATGGGTGCCACGATGTTGAGTCGCGTCATCTTGTCGGCATTGCCCGGGTTGTAGCCACGAACGGGCAAGCCGGCACGCTGCAAGTCTTGGATGAGTGAGATACCGGCGCTTTTATCCTCGATCAGGATCAGGTCAACCTTTTTTCCATGCCCAAACTCGTTCTCATCCCCGTAGATCGCGCCATACTCATCCATGACTTTAGGTCGCAGCTCGGGATATTGCATGTACTCCTCCCAGCAATCGATGAGCATGACGCTCATTGGCTTGTCGGGACTTGGCTTAAAGACGCCCCATACCGAGCAGGCTGTTGGATCGTTCTTGGTTTTGTCAGACGTGGCGCAATCGTAGCTTTGAATCACGTACTCAAATCTGGGCAATGGCTTCTCGTGCGGCCAAAGCTTAAACCAATCACGCTTGACAATGCCGGCTTCTTCCGGATCGATGATCTCAGCGTGAATTTCTTGGCGCCCTAGCTTGGTGCCTTCATATTGCAGGATCTGCTTTTGGAAAGTTGGGGCCAGGTTCTGAATGTTGTCATACGTCGAAGCCGAGGTGTAAACCACATCCTCACCTTCGCGGTTCACCAGATCAATGATGAGAGGCTTTGGCTTAGGCGTTGTCGTACAAATGAGTCGAGGGCGCTGGCCTAATCGCATGCCAAAGTTGAGCATATCCCATGAGTCATCCAAGTACTCCCAGGCCGCCAGCTCATCAAGCCAACCGCCATGGAACTGAGGTCCGCGAAAGCGATTAGGCTCACTAGCTGGGATGCCTTTGATGATAGACCCGTTGACAAGCTTAAGCTCATGCAACGATTTGATGTAGTCAGCAATCAGGATCTCAGGAATGACGCGAAGGAGACCTGAGTCGCCCTCAAAGCACACGTCACGAACATCCGAGCTTGTAGGTGCTGATACGAGCCACCGCGTGTTTGGGTTAGACCAAGCTTCGTACCAGGTCCATTCCGCGGCGCATCGCGTCTTACCAGCCCCGCGGCCTGCTAACAACAACCAGATCGACCACCAGTTGCCACCAGGAGGGATTTGATGGTCATTGGCAATAAGCAACCATTTCTGCCGCGCTTGATGTGCAGCCTGCCATTCAGGCGCCATTTTGTTTAGGTCCGGCCCGTTGCGGATTCGCTCCGCAAGCTGCTCAGCCGCCTTTTGACTTAGCATCCTTTTGCCTTATGCCAAGCAAATCATCGAGCAAAGTCTTCGAGAAGTCATGAATGTGATCAATTTCAATCGGCCCGTCGTCTTTGCCCACAACCTCAACCTTGGCGTTCTCGCGGTAATCACGGGGAAACCGCGCAGCCATGGACCGTGACCAAAGTCCGGTGTTGAGCTTCACTCCACCTGGTGCTTCGACCATGTGATTGCACGCCATATCTTCCCAAAATGCCAGTGCATGAGCCTTCGCTTCATCCATGGCGGCTTGAAAATCCGGCTGACCATGCTCCCAGGCTTTAAACGTAGCGTAAGGCACGCCCGTTGCTGCGAACATCTGCGCTCTGCTGTAGCCCTTCTTGCCAAGCTCGATGACAATGTCGCAATACTTGGGATCGTACTTCGTCGGCCGCCCAAGGAACTTTCCATTTCCTTTCGGCGAGGGTGTTTTGGTAGTCATAGTCGTGGATTGTACGGCAAGGTGTGGTCGGAAGGACATAGGCTTTGCGAAGCGCACGCAAGCTCACGGGTTACAAAAAAGGTTACATCTGCCAAAAACTCTATAAAAGCACACACACATATGTATATATATATATCTTTTAAATTTAATGTAATTATGTAACTTTGTAAATTTTCCAATGAAATCAACAACTTAACGAGTTACACTTTTCTCACAAAGTTACAGAAAACTGTTAAATTTGCTCAATTTCACGCTTAATCGCATCCTCTGTGTTCTTTGCCACAGTCGTGAGATCCCCATGGTTACGGTTTTTGTGCACCGAATTTGTAACCACAAAAAACGTGAATCTATGTGTTTTTCCGCCCAGCTTAATGACTTTGTTAGGCTCCAAGTCGCCGTGCGCCTGCAGTGCCTTTTTGATGTATTGGGCCTTAGGGCGGATGTCGTGGCCCCAACGCTCGCAGAGAATAGCAAGCTGCGCCGCCGTGAAAGCAGCAACCCCTTCAAGGTGTTCTGTTACCCAGCCCGTGAGCTCAACGGCAAAGCTTTCCATTGGCGTTTTGCTTAACGCGATGGCAATGTCTTTGTACTTGGTTTTAGGGGCTGGCGCGTAGGGGTCATAGTCGTGAATGTCGCGGTTCATGTACCAATTAAGCACCGCAGAGAAGCCCGCGCCGTTATTGGCCCTAGCCCATTGCATCATCTTCCCCACTCTGGTTAGGATGTCCAGCTGATTGAAGGTTGGGCATTTGTAGATAGCTTCGCGCCGAGAGCTTTCCCCCATATGTGTGATGTAAGGCTTATTGCTGGTAAAGACGTAGTTGACGTAGTTCCGTAGCGTGTATTGCGCCCCGTACTTATTGTTGATTGTGATTTCTTTGCCGGTGATCAGATTCTTTAGCTTTGCGCTGTGATCGTCGCGGTCCGATGAGGGCTCATTCACCACAACGAAGACCTTGCCTTTCATCAAGCCGTTGAAGTTGCCGAATAGATCATCGGGGCCTAGCGTTGCCGCCGGCGCCCCGTCCCCATACCCTAGCATCTCAGCGACGAACTCCGGTACTGCGGACTTGCCCATACCTTCCATGTCGTGAATGAACTGCGGCGTGGTGTTATTTCGCCGCCACGGCTGTTGGATGACATTGGCCACCCAGTCGTGCCAGTATTCCTCAAAGTGAGGCTCGGCCTGAAAAAAGTACTTACAAAATTCCAAATATGGGCTTGGATCACCGGATGCGGGCTCATACGCCCAAGGCTTAAAAAGGTTATAACATTTATCAGGGGTGATTGGCATCCCTTGGTGCTCGGGATACATTCCTATGTGCTCTAATTTGCAGCACTTAGGCCATTTTTTGTATTCATCAATCAGCGCAATCTCACGACTACTGGTTTGCCCGTTCGGTTTTTGCGTGATTTGAATGAAGTAATGCTGCGCCGAATCAATCTTTGCCTTTGACCAGGGCAAAATGAGGCCATCCCGCAAGCGGATTACGTCCCCATTGTACAAGGCGTAGAGCGTTTTGAACTCATAAAGCTTGGTTTCCAACGTATCGATGCCGTTCATCACCGTGGACGTGGTGGAGAGTACCTGCCCCAAGTCCCCACCACCCTGCAAATGGTCATCTATGGCATACTTGGAGCCTTTGCCTGGCCCAAACTTCCCGACTCGGCAGAGGTAGACCTCAGCGCCAAGGCCTCTAAGGGTGACCGCGAGCCTGGTTTCCGCCATCCCCACCTGCTCATTAGGCTCCCCATCATCCCCCGCCCCATCATAGTCAAAGACGATGTAAACCTTGCGGTGCTTCTCCTGGAAACTGGTCTTACGTTTCCAATAAATCTGCATCAGGTCCTTGTGGAGATGCAACCCCGTACGGTCCGTCCAACTCGTGACCCCCGCCAAGCCTAAGGCCGCGTAAGGCAGCTGGTCAGCGGCAATCTTCCTGGTCAATGCCCAGGTCTTGAACTCCCCCTCCGTAATGATGAGCGGCACATCAACGTCCTGGCAAACCTGCTTCCACCCCACCGTCGGGGGGAAGTAAATGTGGGATCCCGATGCCCGTGCCTGCGAGTACTTCATCTTGCTCTTAGGCATAAGAAGCCTTACACGAGTAAAGCCGGTTTCCTGCCCTTGGATGTCGAAGTAAGGAAGTTTGATGCTCCACTCACGAGTATGACCTAGCAACGCGTAGGTCTCATCGGGGTCGAGAAGCTCCAAGCCAAGCTGCGTTTCATCCGCCGGAGTGAAGCCCCGCGCAGCTAGAAAGTCTTGGTATAATGTTGCCGGTTGTGTCGTCTGCGCTGCAAAGCCGGTTGACATGCCAATGGTCTCCTTACATGGTTAATCGCAGTTGCCATGATTTCAAAGGCTTGGAGTTGCTCAAACAGCTCCAAGCCTTCTTTCTTTCAACGGTCAAGGTGTGTTGCGGCCCGATCTGGGCCGTCAGGCATTGTACATCCACAGCTCATGGGGCCAGGACAAAAAGTTGTGGTGCTCAAGTCTTGAGAAACGAAAGTGTACAGTTTCGTGAAGTTGTAACCTGATTCTTAAAACGCAAGTACAGAATTGTAAAATTTTCGCAAACCTGTGTACAACTCACGAGAATGCGGCGTATAATGCTTTCACAGCAACACACTTCAGATTGCTGTAACAACCAACCTGATCTTTGAAAGGAACGCAAAATGGCTCACATGATCGCATCCACCTCCACCGGCAAAGCAGCTATGGCTTACGTTGGCGATACACCTTGGCACGGCCTGGGGCAGCGCCTCACGCAGGATAGCCCCATTGAAACCTGGGCCGAGGAATCTGGCTTGGACTTCCAGCTGGCCACCGCCACCGTCAACTTTGACATCCCGCCGTCTGTATGGAATGGCATGCGTGCCGAGCGGCTCGCCTATCACGGCAAGAAGGTGATGTATCGCGCCGATACCAAGGTCCCCCTCGGCTTGGTGTCCAACAGCTACAAGATCGTTCAGCCGATCGAGGTGCTGGAATTCTTCCGCGACATGGTCGGCACGATAGCCCACTTGGAAACAGCCGGCGTCCTTCGCAACGGCGCTCATTATTGGGCACTGGCCCGCATGGATGGCGAGTTCGCCGTTGCCGGCGACAAGGTCAACCCATATCTCCTATTGGCCAGTAGCTGCGATGGCTCTCTGGCCACTCAGGCACGGCTCACCCCCGTCCGCGTTGTGTGCAACAACACCATGCAGATTGCGATTGGCGCAGGCATGCAAAGCGTGGTGCAAGTTCGCCATAACAGCATCTTTGATCCGGCGTCGGTCAAAGCGCGGCTCGGCGAGTTCAACGACGCATTCAAAACTTTCGAGCAAACCGCCAAGGTCCTGGCCGGTATCAAACTCAGCTCGGCGCAGGCACAGAACGTCTTCACCAAGATTCTTGGCGGCGACGAGAAAAAGCCGAGCCGCGCTGCAGCACGGGCACTGGCCCTCTTTGAAGGCGCCGGCATCGGCGCGGAGCTGGAATCGGCCAAAGGTACGGCATGGGGCGCACTCAATGCCGTCACTCAGCTCCTGGATTGGGAAACCGCTCGCACCAGCGATGCTCGGCTGGCCAATGCCTGGTTTGGCGGCGGTGTGAATGTCAAGGCCAAAGTTGCCGAGGAGCTCCTGACGCTGGCTTGATGTATAATTCACGGGAGGCCTAGGACTGGCCTCCCATTCTTTGACTTTTGAAAGGTAGATTACCATGCCACAGACCGTTACCATCCCCAGGCCTCGTCTTGAGGCCCTCCTCAAGGCAATCGAAGACTTCGAACATGCCATGGCGTTGCAAAACATCAAAACGTCCAAAGACGTGAAGGAGTTTGATGCGTACCTTGCCATGCGCAAGCCTTTGCTTGAGCAAATGTTCACGCTTAAGTATGCTATCGAGTTTGGACTGGCCCCCGACGTAGCCAAAGTGGAGGCCTGAGATCATGGACATCATCACGCACAGTATGACCGTTGACGGCGTTGAGCTGGATTGCGAGCTGGAGTTTGTGCCTGGCCAAACCGCAACGGAGACCGACCCCGCCTTTCGTGCCGAGGCTTACCTCATCACAGCCAAGGTGAAAGGCGTTGACATTCGCGAGCTGTTGGACCCACGCGTTGTCATAGCCATTGAAGATGCGGCGGCACTTGCCACTCACGAGTAGTGTATAATTGCCACAGCGGCAGTCACTCACCCGGCTGCTGCAACTTGTCCCACTAGTCTTTGATCTTTGAAAGGTACAGCGCCATGAACATCTTCTACCTCCACCAGCTGCCATTGGTTGCTGCGCAATACCACTGCGACAAGCATGTCGGCAAAATGCTTATCGAATCCTGCCAGCTCTTGGCCACCGCGCATCATCACTTTGGCAATGGCCACAATGTGTCGTACCGTCCTACCCATGCCAATCACCCCTCGGCCATCTGGGTCCGCCAGTCCCGTCTCAACTATCAATGGCTTAGCGATTTGGCTAATGGCCTCGGTCGCCAGTTTTTCTGGCGCTACGGCCATGACCATAAGTCCCGCGGCGTGTGGTTTCGCGAGCTTATGCATGCCCCTCCTGCGATGAATGACTTGCCGTTGCGGTGGACGCCGCCGACGCTGGCAATGCCCGACGAGTACAAGTCCGACGACCACATCGAGTCCTACCGTAAGTACTACGCCAGCAAGGCCGCAACGATGCCGCTGGTGTACAACAAAGGCCGTAGCCCGCAGCCGCACTGGCTGCAAGACCTCCTTGTGGAGGCTACGGTATGACGCGGGATGACATCATTAAGACTGCACAAGTAATTTGGGGCGTGCAGCATTGGACGCCTACGCAGATTGATAGGCTTGAGCAATTTGCTGCGGCACAGCGTAAGTTTGACGCCGACATGGTTGACAGCAATGCCATGGCGTGTGAAAATCCCATTTGGCGTAGTTTGTTGCAGGCCAATGCCGATGCAATTCGCAATGGAAAGGTTGATGAAGATGACGAACTTTGAAAAAGTTGGTGAGTTTCGCAAGGCCATGTCCTTGCCTATGGGTGAAAGGCCGCGATTCCTCCTACCTGCCGAGTCCAGTTACTTTGCAAGGTTCATCCTTGAGGAGCTTAGCGAGTACCTGCGGGCAACGGAGGAGCGGCATTTAGTCGATGCCGCCGACGCTTTGGTGGACTTGGTCTACGTTGCAATGGGCTGTGCTCATGCCATGGGACTGCCCTTTGATCGACTGTTTGACATGGTCCACCAAGCCAACATGCGTAAGCAACCCGCCAATGAGTACATCCGATCTTTGCGAGGCCAACAGTATGACGTGGTTAAGCCCCTTGGCTGGGTTGGGCCTGAAGACGAAATGCGATCGCTGATTGAAGAATTGAAATGGCATGGCGTTGATGACATAAAATGAGCCGCACTATGAACATCAAAGACCTCATCGACAAGTACGTAGAGATCAAGGCTCGACGCGAGGCCTTGTCCGAAGACGTACGCAAGTGTACCGCCGACCTTGCCGGCCTTGAAAAAGACATCATGGATTTGATGTCACATGCCGGCATAACGCAAGCCGCTAGTGACAAGGCATCCCTGTCCATGAAGCTCGTGCGACACCCCGCCATTGATGATTGGCAAGCATTCTATGGCTACGTTGCCGAAACCAAACAATTCGAACTGCTGCATAAGCGGCTGTCCTCGACTGCATTCCGTGAGCGCTGGGAAGCAGGCGAGTCTATCCCCGGAACGTCCACGTCGGATGTTTGGGAACTCAGTGTTCGTCGCAAGTGACATGTTACAAGGAGCTTTAGCCATGTCAAAGAATCAAGTCGCCCTGTTTGAAGATGAATTGGCCAAGATGGCCGTGGACTCAGTGAAGGCGGAGCAGTCCGGCCTTGGTGCTACCTTCCTTTCCACCAAGAATGGCGCCCTGACCTATCGGGGTAACCCTATCACCGGCAATAAGTTGCAGTGCGTCATTCTGCAGGCGCCAATCGAGCGGCTGTATTACGACACCAGGTACGACCCTACCAAGTTGGTTGGTCCAAAGTGCTTTGCCATTGCTGCTATTGCAACCGGTATGGGCCCGTCTGATCGCGTTGAAGGCAAGCAGCACGACACCTGCGAAGGTTGCCCTAAGAACGAGTGGGGCTCTGCAGCGAATGGTGGCAAAGGCAAAGCTTGCCGTGAGACGCGGCGGCTGTTGGTAATCCCCGCCGATAGCATTGGGTCAATCGAGGCTGTTAAAGCCGCTGAGGTTGCCGCCCTTCGTCCCCCCGTTACCAGCCTGAAGAACTACAGCACCTACGTGCAAACGGTGGCAACGACGCTGAAGCGCCCGCCTTTGGCTGTGATCAGCGAGATTGCCGTGGTGCCTGACGCCAAGACGCAGTTCAAGGTTACCTTTAGCCTGATTAAAGCCATTGAGGACTCGGCGGTCATTAGTGCGTTGATGGAGCGTGCCAAGATTGAAACACAGCGCGCCATTGAAACCGCGGGTGAGGTTGATCAGGAGCAGGCGGCCGAGACCCCTGCAACAAGCAACAAGTATTAAGTTTCTGGGGGCTGTTAAGCCTGCATTCGAGGATGGTAATTTGCAGCATTTTCTGGCTTTCTGCTGCAACAAGCTAAAACCCAAATCGAGGCCCCCACCTACACTTGACATTTGAAAGGTAGCATGATTGATCCTAAAACCAAACGCATCACGATCCCTGTCAGCAAAGACATTGATTTAATTCGTGAGCGCATTGCCAATGACACTGGCATCAGAATGACGTACGTGCAGATATTCAACTTCCTAATCCACTTTTACGTCGAGCGGGCCAACGAGCCAAAAAGCAAATGGAGGAGCTTGACATGACCGACCGCGAGATCATGGAGCAGGCGCTGGAGGCGCTGATAAAAGCACATCCATATTCAAACTCAAACAAAGACTTGGATGGACACAGCGAAGCCATCGCCGCCCTGCGCGAGAGGCTGGCGCAGCCGGAGCATTGTCAATGCCCGGAGTGCCGCATAACACCTCACGCAAGTGACTGCGCCGTTCACAACGAGCCAGCATATCCAAAAGGTGCATGCAATTGCCAAGCACAGCCAGAGCAGGAGCCTGCCAACTACAAGGAGCTTTTGAATAAATCAGAAGCAAGGTTACATGAGGTTGCTGTTCACTGCGAGCGAGTTGAACGAAGGCTCAGAGAGGTAAACACAGCCGCCATGAAGCTAACTTCTGACTTGACCTGCATGGAGATCGATGATGATGACCGTCTAAGCCGCGACCGTGTGATGGGGCGCGTCATGCAGTGGCGCAATGAGTGGGACAAGGCGATGTTCAAGGAGAAAACCCATGACTGACAAAGAACTGATGCAGCAGGCGCTGGAGGCGTTGCTGGAAATCAACGAACTCAGCAAAGGAGAAAACGCCATCTGTTTACCAGCAGAGATTGATGGAGCAATGGACGCCCTCCGCACCGCCATCGAGCAGGCCCATGCAGCACCTGTGCAGGAGCCGGTGGCGTGGGCCGCGATGCTCGGCAATTATTCTCATGTGTCATGGGGTAAAGATCGGCCTGACTATCCAATCCGCTACGAAGTACCCCTCTACACTACCCCACCCGCAGCACCTGTGCAGGATGACCCTGACGAGCAGGTAATTCGTGAGCGCGATGAGGCCGAAGCAATTGCCGATGCGCTGGCAGAAAAGATTGCCGCAATCACCGGATGCGAAATCGGTGAACACACCAGTGCAAACAGCCCGTGGCATAGCGCATTGGACGCCGCTGACGAGTTTCTTGCCAGCCATCCACCCGCAGCACAGCGCAAGCCGCTGAAGTTGCGAGAGATTGAAAAGTGCATCTATGACGCAAACAACGACCCGATTGTTGCTTGCAGGAATGTCGAAGCCGCCCACGGCATTAAGGAGA